GTGAACGTACATTGGAACTCGAAACTCCCTACCCCTAACAAGGGCGGGAGAAACAAATGCAAAAGTACATCAACTATGGACGGGTCTTCTGGTAAGAAAACCCCCTTGGTAGAGTTAACTCCACGTGCTGCCTTAGCACGGTTAAATTTGTTGGAATGCTATGACGTTATTATCGAAATCTTCTTCCTTTACGGCTTCGAAGTGGCCGGTGACTCCTGTGATCTCAGAGAGAAAACAGTCGAGACCTGGCTACAAGTAGCCTCACACCTAGATTATGACTGGATCAAGTTTATGAAACATAAACTGGCCGCTTTCTACTCCTATCACTGGAATCAGGTTATACCCGATCGTGATGATGAGAGATTTGAGAGCGACAATCCACGTTTTTTAATCGGTGGTGGAGCAAGGAAATGGCAACGACTCTTCTTCCGCGACTCTAATAAAGATACTTCCTCATCGTTCTTGAGCTCCATTCTTAATTCAAAGAAGGGAATGCCCATGCCGGACGAGGAATATATCGAAGAGAAGATGGAAGGTACGGTCGACGCACTTACCTCCGAAAAGCCGCAGGAACCGAATGGTTTCCTTGTGGAATTTTCGAGCGATCCCCATCCGCAGTTGGACGTCTACTTATCGAAAGATAATGTGAAGTCACAATTACGGAGGACCGTGAAGGAGCTCTTTGAAGGGCTCAACTTCACAATGGAGGACTTCAACAAGCCTTTCTTTCCTAGTACCAGTTCTAACTACCTCAACACCCGCGAGGGCGCAGGGGCGGTTGGAACCATACTGGAAGATGGTGAATTGATGAAACTCCTTAGGTCTCCGGGAGGATCGCTTGAGGTGAAGAAACGAAAACGACGTACGCGATGGCGCGTAGCAAATGGGCCGGCTGATAAGCCGGTGTTTCCTGATGAGGAAACAAGAGAGCAGGAACGTGAGGAGGAATATGTCTACGACGATCGGAGCCTAAATCGTCGTTTCGCCCTTCTGATGGCACGCATCCGTGAGAAAGCTATGGTAGAAGAACCGCTTGTGAAAGCAGTCGGTCTCCCTGAAGCACTCAAGGTACGAACCATCTCGAAAGGCCCCCCTCTGACTTACACGGCGCTGCGGCCAGTATGGAAGTTTATTCATCGGATACTGCGTCGACACAAGACTTTTCAGCTAATCGGTAAACCCGATGACCGTTTGGTCATGCTGGAAATCTTGGGACGCGTCATCAACGATGACGAAATCTACCTATCTGGAGATTATAGCGCTGCGACTGACAACCTTCACTCCTGGGCATCAGAAGCGGTAGCAGACGCAATTTCAGATGAAATTGGACTGCCGCCGGACCTTAAAGAACTCTTTAAAAGAGCTTTAACAGGTCACATCTTCGTTACACCCGAGGGTAAGAAGGAACAGAAGTCAGGTCAATTAATGGGCAGCATTGTGAGTTTTCCAGTCCTTTGTATCATCAATGCGGCAATGTGCCGATGGTCGATGGAGTTAGCAGAGAACAAAGTTAAAAAACTTCGTGACTGCGCTCTTGCGATCAACGGCGACGATGTCGTACTGAGATCTAAGGAGAAGGTTTACCCACTTTGGAGCAGGATCACCGGTTTCGTAGGTCTCAAAGAGTCAATTGGAAAGACCTTTCAAAGTAGAAAGTTCTTCAACATAAACTCCAAGACCTATTACCGGATCGACACACCAGACGTGGTAGTCGTTGATGATCCTCGAAGGGGACGAATTGAACGATCAATCCCCTTCAGAGAAGCGGCTTACGTTAACATGGGTACGCTGATGGGCTACAACCGATCAGGAGAATTTAAAATCTCAGATCAGGATGATCCCAGAGCCACCATGTCCGCGAAGGCCAACACGCTTCTCCGCTTTTGCCCTACGTTCCTTCTGGAGCGAGTCTACCGATTGTTCTTGAAGCGGAACAAAAGGATTTTGGACTCCACGGGACTACCATGGTTCATACCCGAGTGGTTGGGCGGACTTGGACTTCCTAATATCCTTCCAGAGTATAATAACTCAGAGACGGATCTTCGTGTTGCACGAAAGATCCTTCTTGGATGGAATAAAAGAAGACCTGTCCACCTCGCACAAGGGGAAACACCCTGGTATATACGTCAAGCGGCTACGTCCGCCCTTCCCAGTCCTTTTCAAACCATCGATAAGGATGCAATCGCAGTCGAGAGGTGGAAGCATCTGACTTCTTTAAAGTCAGTTGATCTACTTTTCAACTCGGATGTATCTCTAACCGATATATTTGATAACGGATTGGACGTCGACTACGACCCGGAAACGGGCCGTGGGAGCATGAAATTAATTCAAGTTCCAAGTCGCACAAGGGTTAACGCTGCCATCCGCCACAATCAATCACTCTGGAGGCCGAAGGGAAACCTTCCTGAGCCAATCCCAGAGGAGATAATTGGCGGCTCGACAAGGTACGAAGGTCTAAGAATTAATAAGTTCTCTGACCATAGCACCGTCCCAGTAGCTCCCTCTCCCATATCCATGAAGCAAGCCTCCCTACTTCATGAATCCAACAGCTTAGGGGGACTGTCTTTAGACTGAACTGTACGATCCTTCGATCACCACAGTTTAACTCAGTCGAGAGCAGGTCCCGGTGGAACACTGTCAGGCCTGACA